GTAAATGATGGTAGAGGATGCATACTTCAGACCAGAACCACCACCCATTTCTTTCGTCGGCATATAAGCACCGATGACATCATAGGTATGGTTGGTGACCAGCATAGGAACATTTGCCTTACCCAGTTTCAAAGTGAGCACACGGAATGCACCTTTGATCAACTGACTCTTAGTCATGTCACGAACCTGCTTATCAGCAGCAACGTCCGCAATCTCTTTCTCAGTAGAGAGCATACCCAAAGAGTCCAGGACAAACATCAAAGGTTTACGATCAGCAGCATCCTGCTCCATATACTTGTCCAGGATACGACAGGATTGAGTTCGGAACTGTTCAATGGTGGCAACAGGCACGATCATCATACGAGAGGAATCGATACCACGATCCTCAATCATCTGCTTCGAGATAGCAGACTCAGACTCAAAATAAATTACCCCAGCATCGGGATTGCTGTCAAGAAAATGCTGGACAATCCCAAGGCAAAAGAAAGTCTTGCCAGTAGAAGACTCACCAGCGATAGCAGTGATCTTGTTTGAGGGGACTCCACCGTAGATTGAACCGCTAACCAGAGCATTGAAAATGTAACTACCAGTATCAATGAAATCAGAAGTGTCTCCTGCTGCGACACCATCGCTGACAAGTCCTGCATACTCATTACCAATCTCCTTTGCTACATCCTGTAAAAAATTCACTCTTTAACCTCCAATAATGATGTGATGTAATTAGAACGTTTCATGGCACGTTCAAACCATTCTGCTTCTTTGTGATCTTCAAAAACTTTCTCTTCTCTAGGAGAGAATCCAAAAGCATTTTGATAGGTTACAATAAATCTTGTTTTCTTCATCCGAATAGGAACTCCAGTGATGCTACTTTTTCAGGTTGCCACCCAATAACGTCCATAATTACTCTGATAGGATCCAAGAAACTCTTAGAGAATTGTAAGTCATAGTCCACCTGTTTGTCAAGACCAAACTCCTTCGGGAACGTTGCCAGATAACTGATGACGTTCTCATTAATTTTATTTGGCGTCTTCAAATAAACAAACTTGATCTTCTCTCCATCTTGAATAAGAGGATACTTGTGCGTGAGTTTGTTCTTCTTGTTGTAGAAGTTATACAACAATGCGCCACGAACATGGATGGGGGTGCCTTTGCTATAAATTGTCGCTGGATGCGACCACTTATTTATGCCATTACATCCACGAGGGAAAGAGATATCTTCAATTGGCAACGATGAAAATTCCTCTTTGAAGTCAGCAATAAATTTTTGTGCTGCTTCTTCATCTTGATTCATAATCACCTTCAGGCAATCTTTAATAGATGTGCGACATGCAGCAGGAGTAGAAGATTTGACTGCTTCAATACCCATGATCTTCAGTTTAGGTTTCTCATAGCGGACACCCTCACTGTCCCAGACGTTGAGGATGTATCGCTTCTTAGCAGTCCAGATACCCTTGTTAGCAATGTTCTCTCGCTTCATGAACATCTTCTGTTCATAGGCACCAACATAGTCTGCTAGTTCCTTGTAGGACTTGTCGATGAATGGTTCGATTCGTTCCTTACAAGCAGCGTCGATGAAGCTGACAATCCTCTCTGTAGGAACATCCTGTGAAGGAAATACATTACGGACAAGTAGATCAAGACAGACGTAGATACTGTCAGTATCGGAAGCAACAACATAATCGTGGTCCTCTGTGTTTAGTAGTTTGTTCAGATATTCGTTTACTTTTCCCTCAATCCATCTAATCGAGACTTGCCCGCTAAGAGTAATCGCCTCAGCATTTGCAAGATTGTAGTATCGAAAGTATTGGTTTCCGATGGCACCATAGGCAGAATTGAGTTGGATTTTTCTTGCCATTTGGATGTTGTTAAATTTTGAGATATCTTTTTGTAGTGCCAAGGTCTCTGAAGATGTGGTGGCATGTTCAAGAGCTTGCTTAGACTCAAGCATTCGTTTCTTGTAAATCGTTCGTTCATCATAGATCCTTTGCATCATTTCAGGTAGGAACCCGTGAATATCTTTTCGATATTGTGCGCCGTTAGCACACACGCAATACTCCCCATCAATCTCTAGCGTTTCCTCAAGGATTCTATCAACCGTTGCGCTGGGATGTCTCTGGTCGATGAGTGTCTCTGGGGAAATATTGTATTGCATAATAAGGTGAGGATACAGACTGTTGAGGTCAAAACTAACAACCCAATCATACTTTCCAGGAATCGGTTCCTTGACGTATGCTCCTGCATATTTTTCATCCTTCTTCGCACCTTTACGAGGGGGAACAACAATATTGCGATCACTTAGATAGTTATAAATCATCGTGTCCCACATACGGACTTGACTATACACATCTTCAAAGTTCACCTTTGCATCGTAACTCATTGTGATGGCAAGTTCAAGCAACTTCATCTTATCTTCCAATCTGTCGATTAGTTCAACGTCTTGGATGTTGTATTCCATAAACTTCTGCCAGTCTGAAGTATAGAAGTCCTTGAAGTTTTCGTATTCAGAGTGATCAACTTTTCTCTGACCGAGTTCGACGAAAGCGATATGATCGAGTCGGTAAGATTCTTGACTTGAGTATGTAAACTTGCGATATAGATCCAGATAGTCAAGAATATTGATACCAGAGATATCGTAAGCATAATTTTTACGCCCTTGGACATAAACTTCCCTCTCATTTGCACGGTTCCACGGTGATAGACTCTTCATCCACTTCTCACCTAAGACACGATTGACCCGACGTGCGATATAAGGAACGTCATACAGATTCACGTTCCAACCCGTCAAGATATCAGGAGTGTTCTGTGCCCACCAGTGAATAAAATGATTGAGCATTTCATGCTCAGTCCAGAAGATGTTAGTCTCTACACCTTCAGGCGGTTCAAACTCACGAACTGCCCAACAATAATACTTCTTTGTCACCATATCTTTGATGGTGATCGACAGCATTTCTTCTGCTGCTTCTTCTACATTAGGAAATCCATTCTCACATTGAACCTCAATGTCCAATGCATAGATCTTCATCTGATTGATATTATAATCTACTTCACCAGGAAACTCTTGACGAATGTATTGATATACAAATCGTTCATATCCATGAACTTCAAAGTTCTCTACACTTTCATACTGCTTGATAAAATCTCTCGCTTCCCTGGCGTTTCTAAACTTCATAGGAGAAACTTGCCGACCATCTAGGGTCTGGTATTCCTCTTTATTTCTAGACAAAACAAAAAGGGTAGGAGAAAAAGAAGTCCGATATTGAACAGACTTCCCATTCTCATACCCACGATATAAGATAGTGTCACCAGCAAGTTGAATGTTGGTGTAAAAAGAACTCATAGTGCCTTGTATGTCTCCAGCAATTTGGGTGCTGGATCCAGTATACTCATAACGCCCTCGGATGTCAAGAAAACATCACGTTGAGCACTATATCGAGGGAACGGGATGATGGTATCTTCATCCGTAACCTCATAGCAATTTTCGATTAGAAGACTAGGTTCTTCATCGAGTTCGGTAACTTTACCGATTAGATACTCACTCCTCTGATTCAGAAGAATTAGTTTGATTGGTGTTTCCTCCATCTGCCTCTACTAGCGAATTGTATTTAGTGATAACCTCGGGATAAGTTTCATATGCTGAAACTACTTCCTCCATCTTCATAAGAATTTGTTTCTTACATGACAAAGGTGCCCAAGGGCGAAAATGAATTTCTGGGTCTGTAACTTTTTGGACTCCATCCTGCGCTTCAGTTTCAATAAGCAAACGGGGTTCATCAATACCCTCCAACCATACATTGTATGGATTGCTCAACTGAAATGCTACTGCCTTGTCAGGCTCATCTTTAGTTGTGACTTCATACAAGTCACAGATGATATCCTCACCGTTTCTTGTTCTTACGATTCTTACGCTCATAACTTCTTTGTGAAATAGTAAATACGCATTCTTTGATAAGATCTTTTAGAATCTTGATCTCTGCTTGCTTTGTTTGTTCTGCAATAGGACGGACATAACGCATTATATCATCAAGATGATTTGCTGGCAAGTCCAATGTTAGGAGATCCGATTCTCCCTCATAGTTATTTGGTTTTAGGTTTAGATAAACATTCATACTAACCTCAAATAAAAAGAGACCCCTGAGGGTCTCTCTAGTTGTATATTATGTATACATTTACCAATCGTCATCATTGAATTTCAGATTCTCTTGATACTCTGCATTTTGTCTGCAGTATCCATGAACGTCCATCTCCATCTTTTGATGAGCATCTAGATGAATGCTCTCAATTACAATGAAAACACCAAGCAGACCAGCGGGGAGTAACCATAGTTGTGAGGAGCAACATGCAATGCACCACTGCTTCCACTTAGGATTGCATTCATTTTTCATGACAGTAAAGTAAACCACTCATAGGATTTGGTCGGCAAACAAACGCTGCCTTTCGATTCATCATACCAATCATAACAAATAACTGAGCAATCACAACCAGTGCTAGGGCATTCTTGCCCAGATACTTGTTAAATTTCATTAGAACTTAAAGATACTAAGACTATTTACACTATCTTTCTCGTTAGAAGTAATGAAGAGACCTTCATCTTCCAGAGCAAGAAGACCTTCAGGTGCTTTACCTGTAGGGAGAATCTGTAGCATCTTTGGAGCAGACAGATCAGTGATGTCATAGACACCAACTGCATTTGCTCTCTCAGCACCTACGAACAGCATACGGGTGCCGCCGTAAGTTCCAACCGTGACGGATTCGGGTTCAACACCTTTCTTCTCAGCACGTTTGTCGTTCCAGTAACCAGCCTTTGCGAGAGTATTCTCAAAGGTGTTGCCTGAATCGTATACAATACTACCATCCTTGTGGAAGATTGTAAACCCTCTGGAACCACCACGCTTGTGCTCACCACGACGCTTCAGTTTATAGTCACCCTCATTGGCAGTAACGAAGTGATCTGCGTCAATCCAAGCAACAGCATCGGGCTCACGACGAACACCCTGACGACTGCCCACAGGCATATAGTAACCATCTTTTGTGTCATCGATATCATAGAGGTCTACCTTGCCAGCATCGAAATCGGAGATGACATTACCACTGGAATCAAGAACAACCATATGATTATTCTCTTGAAGAGTAACAACAATTTCACCTTCGTCATTGATGTCAACAAACTCAGGTTCAGGATCGCTAGGAGCAATGCCAGCAAGTCCACGAACATCTGCATAATTTACATCACCATCAAGAGTTACAATTGCGACATTACCAGCAGGATACTGAGGAATCAGACCTTTGTTGAGGTCTTCGTCTCGTTCATTTTCAATAGCAATAGCAGCAAACTTCCCATTGGGACTAATAGACACAGCATCTGGTTGACCAGCAAGAGCAATCTCCTTTACTACTTTATAGTCCCACATATCAATCACTACCACCTTGCCTGATGGATTCGTGAAGGATGATGAGGTGTTAACAGCCGCAACCGCATATCCGTCGTGGATCGCCACGCTGGTTGGTTCACCGCCGACATCCACAGCAGTGATAGCGGAAGGGTTAGAAGGGTCAGAAATGTTAACGAAGTCAACACTTCCTTTATCCGAATTGGTGTATGCGAGGACTTTTCCATCAGATGCAATAATTTCTGCGGCGGA